GAATATACAGTATTACCAATAGTTGTGTTTGCTTCAAGCTCGATGGTTGAAATGTAGACATTATATGTGTTTGGATGATAGTAATTATCATCTTGAACCGTAAAGACTGTACCGTTGGCACCTGTGCCGCCACCACCTGAGAAGAGGAGAGCATTGTTGACTTGAAATCCAGCACCACCACTACGAACAGAAATGAATTCGATGTTACCTGTGCTGACGCCAGAGACGACGATAATACCACCGTTGCCTGTATTGCTTTCGATGCTTACTGGATTACCAATTTCGTAACCGACACCTGGATTGGTTATAACGACAGAATTGATAGCACCAGAGAATAGATTGGCCGTAAGAGATTTTGTGACACCATCTTCTACAAATGTCGTAAAGAGTTCCTCAGCACCAGTGAATGACTTGTATTGTCCAGAGATTTTTAGCTCATTGACGAGCGTACCGAACTCATAGTACACCGCAACATCTTCGACAACTGCGAATGCGTTAGATGTATTACCGAAGACCTTTTTACCTTTGAAGTTTTTGACTGCGACCTGATCTGTATTGGCCACACCATTGACTTTTACATCGGTGATCTTGAGAGACTTTTCGATGAACCACTTGCCATCCGATGCGCGGAGAATATCTGTCTTGGGATAATAGAAGCTTGTATTTTCTTCACCAAATAGAATACGGAGAAGAAACTCAATGGACTTTTCGGTGCCTCGAGCGCGATAGAAATCCTTGACATGCTTGAGAATAAGCGTCTTGTCTGCGATGGCTTCGCGTGGAATGGAATCGATGAATGTCTTATAGAAGTGTTCTAGGAATAAATCGACGCTTTGATCCACATCAAGATTCTGAGGCAGAGACTTGGCCATATCGACCACGTTGTTTGCTTCACAGAACTCATAATACGCTTCCAGGAACTTGACAAAGTTGGCATGATCGTTCCGAACAAAGAACGGTACCTGTGTCGATATGAGGTTCGAAATCTTGTTATTGGTTGCCATTATGTCTCTGCTACAACGTCAATCTGAATAGAAAGCGCGTCATTTTCATCAATATCTATGATACGATTTCTAAACGCTGGAATGACTTCTCTTTCAATCGGAATGTTGACTGTGAGAATGTTTGTATCATAAAAGCTGTTGGTAACTGTACCTGTGGTGATAGCAGATGCGATCTGAATAGCACCAGTTTCGTAGTTGATCGTACCTGCGTTAGAGTTGATGATAACCTTTTCGCCGTTGGTCTTGTAATAGTATGAACGAAGCGTACCGAACTTGGCTTCAAGCTTTGTAACGGCTGTAGCCTGAGAACCGCCGCCACCTGTGATAGATACGGTAGCACGGCTATAGTTGCTGCCCTTGTTGGTGACTGTGATTTCAACAACCTTGTTACCTAGAACCTTAGCTGTTGCCGTAGCACCAGTACCGTCACCGATGATCGTAACAGTTGGATCAGAGGTATAGTTGATACCAGGATTGATAATGTCGATAGAGTCAACACCCGTGAAGGCTGCTGGAACTTCTTCAAAATAGACCTGACGGAGAGTACCACCAGTATCATAGACGTTTAGCTGTGGCAATGTGTATAGCTGCGAGTTGAAGTCACCCTTTTTCACAGGGAAGTCCGTAGTCGCATTGTATGTCTTATTGAACTCTGGTTCAATTAGAATTCTCTTTTGGAGATAGAGTTCGATATCAGAACCAGTGATAGCCTTGTCGGCATTCTCAATATAGTTCTGGAGAAGCGACTTTCTGAATGTGGTATCAAAACCAAGAAGTTCATCTGTACGATAATCATCGATGGCCGCTCTTATAAGCGTATTGATTTCAGCGGCCGTACGCGTGGTCAATGATGGATTGAAGTAGACTGTACCACGAATTAGAACGTAGGTATAGTCCGGATCAATAATTTCAGGAATAATCGTGATGATATTGCGATTGCGGATGAGCGATTGCTTGATATCCTCTTTCTCAAGATTAGTCAGGAAGTAGTTGTCAACCGTCTTGAGAGACATATAGACCTTGCCGTATACTGGTGGATCGTTATCTTCACCACCCCAGACAGATACACCTTCAATGAATGGATAATCCATCGTGATCAGTGTTTCATAGTCGTGTTTGGTAACAGCACGATTTTGAGTTGTATAGAAGCGAGGTGCGCGATATCTTACATCTTCAATGCTCTCACGCATGGTACCACCATATGTGGCTGCGGTAGCTGTGACCGTGACGTTTGAGGAGAAGTAACCACCAATAGGATCGATGGCGGAGAAGTGCGAAATCTTATTTGCTGCGTCACCGAGTGAATCCAAATATGTGGCAATGATAACACTACCATCTTTAGGCTTTTTGCCGATTACACCATCACCAAACTGGATCATATAGCTGCCGTCAGCATCTTCCTCAATGAAATATGAGGCTGAGTTTGCGTCAACCAATGTGATATCTTCACCGCGAGTGTAGACATTGATATCGGTATTTGTGGTAGATTCTTGAACTGTAACGGTAAGTGTATCAACATCAACATTGGCTGATGGAATCTTGAACCGACGAGTAGAGTTGTCTGGTGTCATGAGATATTGAAGAGTGATGACCTCACCCTGCTTTATCTCGACGTTAGCAAATGAGAATGACCCATTGACCTTGGCCGCTGTATTGGCATTTACGGTAACAAATGCGTGGTGCCTGCCGTCGATATCTCTGCCAAGGAAGCGTGTGTACTTGTCCAGAACGATGGTTGTAACGTCATTATCTTCGGATAGCGTAGGTGTGGCCACGATGTTGACCTTCGTTTCAGCACCACGATTGGAAGCTGGAACATAGTTCATGACCTTAGCGTGGGAAAGAATAGAGTTGCGAAGCTGTGCGGTATCTAGGAATGACTCATTGGCTACCATATTGAGATAGTAACCCATGTAGTGAGTGTTATAGGCTAGGATATCCAATAGAACAGCCATACCGCTGCCCTCGAAATCATAGTCTGTAAACTCAGGTTGGCTTCTTAGGAAGTCCTTGAGATTGTTACGGATGCCGTCGAAATCAAGCTCCGTTACTCTGAGTGCTGTATTAGCCATTTGTTACCTTATTCTCTCCAAAAAGATGCCTGTTACGACTGGTTCGCCACGATTGAGTATTACATAATAGAGCGTTACATTGAAGCCGTTGTTATCCTCATCAAAGTTCACATCGACCTGCCTGAGTTCAACTCTAGGCTCAAAGTTGTATATCACTTCCATGATCGCGTCTTTGAGGAAGTTTACCGCTAGAGGTACAGCATTCTCGAAAAGAAGCTTCTGGACATTTGATCCAATGTAAGACCTGAATGGACGGTCATAAAAATTCGTCAATATGAGGTTTCGAATAGACCTCTTGATGGCATCATTACCCGTCTTTTTGACCACATCACCAGTCGTGGGATGCTTGAGAAAGTCTAGATCAAGGTCTGAATAATCGGGATTTCTTGTTATGTTTTGTGCCATATGTTATTTAGCTTTCGATTTAGACGGTAGGTGGTGTATTATGAGTGATAGAAGCGTCATCGGCATTATCACTTGCACCAGAGTTTATCAGAACCTGTGTGCCATCAACAGCAAAGTTGCCACCAGCTTTGATAGATGCCTTGCCGCCAGACTGGAGATTCCATTGACTGCCGACTTTCTGGTGTAGTGCACCACCAGCATCTACCATCATCTTGGAACCAGACATGATGCCTAGTTCACTTGCTGCCTTCATAGATATAGAGCCTGATGTAGAAGCAAACGCAATACCTGCGTCTCCACCCATTATATTTAGACCGTTTACGGACGTTTCCATGTTGCCTTCGACTTGAGTTGACACATTTTTGGCCACTGTATCGATATTGCCTCTGACTGTGGTATTCATATTCTCGGCCGTTATATTGTAGTTGCCTGTAACAGTCATTTCCACGTCACCCTCCACAGTAGTACGCTGTGTGCCTAGTACTCGGAGAGAGCAGTCGCCCTGTACTACGATATCGTGTGCGCCAGTAATGACCATGCGATTTTCACCTAGAACCACTGTATGCATACCATCGGATGCTGTGATTCTGATCTTACCGTGAGCCATTTGGACAGTCTCACCACCACGGCCTTGAATTGTGATGGATTCAGCTCCTTCTGAGGAGTCGATGGTGATATGACCGCCTTCAGGTCCGCCGCGAATGATCTGATAGTATGGGTATACACCAGCCTTAGGATGCTTGTGCATCACATCTTTAGGACCGTCAAACTTCTCGGGTGTTTTGGCCTTTGGTGATACGTTTTCAAAATCTGACATTATATTAACCGTTCCTTGTTATTGCGCCACTGAAAACTTTTCGAACATGATCATTCAGCTTTGCGCTTGGACTATGATTGTTTGATACAGCCTTAGTCATCATATCGTTAGCGATCTTTTGCTTGTCTGGTGGCAGTCTACCGAACATATTGGCCATTGTTTCTGCCGCATCGCCAAACATATTTTCGCTTGGATTTACACCAGGGAATGAAGATGCGCTGGTCATCATGCCCAAGAATAGCTTGATTATCTCTAGAACTGCATCTGGTATATTGTTGGTGATATTGCCAGCGGCGTCGATTGTCTGTTGGAATGTACCAAAAGCACCTTCAACATCGATGGTAATAGGCTCTAGCGTATCTGTGCCGTGTAGACTTGTGTCCGTCTGGAGTTTACCCACAGAACTGACCAGATCATATACCGATCTTGCTTCACTGAGGAGAGATACTGCGTTACCTAATAGAACATCTGGATTGACGCGGTCACCAATCATGAAGCCACCGTTTTCGATTGTCTCTAGAGACTGTGTGAATGTTGCGATACTTTGCATGGCACCCTGTAGCTCTTGCGGTAGCGCAGACATGACTTGGTTCATGAGGTCA